CCAAGCATCTGAGACAGTAACAGGTAGTGAGTCAGGAGCTACTGCTACGCTACATTCTAGTAATTTTTATGTAAAAGGAGATATTGAAAACGGATATCTTCCTATTAGTAATAATATACTAGGTATAACTAGAGTATTTAACTTTGGTGGAGCAGCTACAAACAATACAAAAGACGGCCAACTGTTTGATTTAATGTATCAGTTTAGAATGAACGATCTATATAATTTAATGGGAGCAGACATGATATATTATTCAGTCGTACAATCTCATTTAACAACATTAGAAAAACTATTAGTAGGTGAAAGACAAATTCGTTGGAATAGAAAAACAGATAAACTTTATATAGATACAGATTGGGATAAAACATATAATATAGGCGACTATGTTATAGCTGAAGCTTATGCAATTATAGATCCATCAACATACACAGAGGTATATGATGATATGTTTCTCAAAAAATATACAACAGCATTATTTAAAAAACAATGGGGTGACAACCTTAAGAAGTTTGCAGGTATTCAAATGCCTGGTGGCGTAACTTTAAACGGAGAAACAATTTATAACGAGGCAGTACAAGAGATACAGGCAATTGAACAGGAAATGCAACTTAAATATGAATTACCTCCTCAATTTATGATAGGATAATACCATGCCAACGAATAATTATTTTCAATCAGGCACGGGAATAGGCGAAACAAATGAACAGCGCCTAATAGAAGATCTTATTATCGAGAGCCTAAAAATATACGGCCACGATACTTATTACTTACCGAGAACAATGATCAACAAAGATGATATCTTTGATGAGGATCAATTGTCTAGATTTACACAAGCATATCCTTTAGAAATGTATTTGGAAAATGTAGAAGGCTTTGGTGGACAAGGAGATATATTTACAAGATTTGGAATGGAAGTTAGAGATCAAGCAACTTTCGTTCTAGCAAAAAGGCGTTGGGAGGACATGGTTACAAGACAAGGTCCTGCAGTAGCTCGAGCAGCTAGGCCAGTAGAAGGTGATTTAATATATTTCGGCAGGACAAAGTCATTATTTGAAATCAAATATGTAGATTTTCAAAATCCATTTTATCAAGCAAATCAGATATATGTATTTAAATTAACTTGTGAACTATTCGAATACAGTTCAGAGGATATGGATACAGGTATTGCAGATATAGATGCTATAGAAACAAAATACTCTCAAGATATGTTAGAGTATCAATTTAAATTAGAAGATGGTGGCCTATTATTGAAAGAAAATAATGGTAGTTTAATTACAGAGGCATATCAAACAACTGTATCTGAACCAATAGACAATGCAGACTTTGATAACCTTGTAACATTAGAAGGAATATTAGACTTTAGCGAATCTAATCCATTCGGTGAGATAGGAGGTTATTCATAATGTTTAAAGATAAATCTTTCTACCATAGTCATGTAAGAAAAGCAATCATTGCTTTTGGAACAATATTCAATGATATAAACATTGAAAGAAAGAATTCAGCAGGCGCAGTAGCACAAGTATTAAGAGTGCCTTTAGCATACTCTACAAAACAAAAATTCTTAACAAGGATTGCCAGGGTAGCAGATACAAGTACAAGAGGTGAAGTAGCATTAACTTTACCTAGAATGGGTTTTGAAATAAACGGATTAGACTATGATCCAGCAAGAAAAGTAATGCCAATTACAAGACACAAAGTAGTTGGAACGGGAGATGATGTTAATACAGTTAGATCTGTATTTGCTTCCGCGCCATGGAACATGAACTTGGCCTTATATATATTTGCGAAGAATCAAAACGATGGATTATCTTGTATTGAACAAATACTTCCTTACTTTAATCCAGACTTTAATGTAACAATAAACGATCTTCCAGAGATGGGGATCAAAAGAGATTTAAAAATAACTTTAGATAATGTTGGTTATGAAGATGAATACGAAGGGGCTTACGAAAATAGATTAAGTGTAATATGGACATTAAATTTTACCATGAGACTTAATTTTTACAGTCATGTATCAAATGTTGATGTTATTAAGAAAGCAGTCGTGGATGCGTATAGTGATCCTGACATGACTTTAGATAAAACAGCATTAGCATCAGGAAGAGGGAGAGTAACAGCTTCTGTTAATCCTTTAACTGCTACACCAGCCGACACATATTCATTCTTGGAGGAATTTGATGAAGCATTCGAAGACTAAAAATAGTGGCTTTGAAGAATTAGATAAGAGTTTTAACACAAAAGAAATAACAAAAGCTCTAGAAACTAATCTTAAGAAAGTCGAAGACGAAAGACAACTACCAGCAGTAGACATGTCTGAAGAACAAAAAGACGCTCTACACGCAAAACAGCAAGAAGAAGATTTACAATATGCTAGGTCTATTTTAAAACAGGCAGAGGCATACAATGCTGAGGCCATTGAAGGCATATTACATATAGCAAGAAACTCAGATCAACCCCGTGCTTATGAAGTAGCAGGCGGACTAATTAAAAACTTACAAGACACAGCTAAAGACATGCTAGAAGTACAAGAAAAGCATAAGCGTATAGTAGACGATGGCACAAAAGGCAAAAATATTAAAACACAGAACAACATGTTCGTAGGCAGTACAAAGGATTTATTACAAGCATTAAAAGGCGAACAAGCTAGTACAATAATAGAAGGCAAAGTAGAAAAAGATAATGGCAAGACCTGAAGTCACATCATATCATGGTAACCCTAACCTTAAACCGTTATCATATCAACACGATTTTACTAAAGAAGAAATTTCAGAGTATGTTAAATGTCAAAACGATGCTAAGTACTTTATAGAAAACTATGTAAAAATTATTACACTTGATGCAGGCTTACAACCATTTAAATTATTTGATTGTCAAAAAACGAAAGTAGATCTTATAATGGATAACAGAAAAGTTATCTTAATGGAAGGACGACAACAAGGTAAAACAGTAACAGCAGCTGCGTGTATATTACACTATACAATCTTTTCAGAAGATAAAACAGTAGCTATCATGGCCAACAAAGCCTCAGCAGCAAGAGAAGTATTAAACAGATACCAAATAATGTATGAGAACTTACCTTTGTGGATGCAACAAGGTGTTAGAGTATGGAATAAGGGTGATGTAGAATTAGAAAACAATAGTAAAGTATTATCAGCAGCTACAACAGCATCCGCCATTCGTGGTAAATCAGTTAACTGGTTGTATATTGATGAGGCAGCAATTATACCTAACAATATAGCAGACGAGTTCTTTACTTCTGTTTATCCTACTATTTCTGCTGGTGAAACAACTAAAATTCTACTTACATCTACACCACTAGGCTACAATCACTTCTGGAAGTTCTGGAATGAAGCAGAGAAAAAACAAAATGGTTTTGAACACATGTTCATACCTTACTATGAGATACCAGGAAGAGATGAGAAGTGGTTAGAAGAACAAAAAGGCCTCTTAGGAGAGGTTAAATTTAACCAAGAGGTTTTATGTGAGTTTTTAGGGTCCACAAATACTTTAATTAATTCTGCCACAATTGGTAGACTAAGTACAAAAGAACCAGAGTTCCATAATGCAGGACTAGATATATTTGAAGATCCACAAGAAGGGCATTACTACGCAATGGCATGTGATACTGCCAGAGGTATAGGTGGTGATTACTCTGCCTTTGTAGTGGTAGATATAACCCAAATGCCATACAAAGTAGTAGCAAAATACAGAGATAATTCAATTGCGCCTATGTTATTCCCTGATGTAATAGGGAAAGTAGGAAGGGATTATAATAATGCTTTTATATTAGTAGAAGTAAATGATATAGGACAACAGGTAGTAGAAATACTACATCAAGAAGTAGAATATGAGAACATTCTTAGCACAGTTACAGAACAGAACAGACAATATGTAAGCCCTGGCTTTGGTAAAGCAACCAAGTTAGGTGTTACAACTTCTAAAGCAGTTAAAAGACAAGGGTGTTTTACATTTAAGTCTTTACTAGAAGAACAAAAACTGTTGGTGTTTGATGAGCATATAATACATGAGATATCAACATTTATTGAAAAAGGAAATACATACCAAGCTGATGAAGGCTATCACGATGATTTAGTTATGTGTATGGTACTATTTGGATGGCTATCAAGTCAAAACTTTTTTAAAGACATGACAGATGTAAATACTAGAGAAGGTTTATACGGCCAACAAATGGGAGAAATAGAAACAAACCTTACACCATTTATTAGAGTAGATGGACAGGAACCAGAAGTAGAAGTTATAGGAAATGATGTTTGGCTATTAGAAGACGAGTATAGCCCAAGTAATTTACAGAAAAAACTGAAGGAATTGATTAACAGGTAATTGTATTTACATAAAATATCGTGTATTTACAAAATTGATTGTTAAAATCTTGTCGTGTATAAATAGTAGGATGATAATTAAAAACTTGTGTCATTCATAAGATAATAATATAAACCGAGGAGAAAAAACATGGCATTTCAGCTATCACCAGGTGTTCTTGTTAAGGAAACAGACCTTACTAGCGTAATACCAGCAGTCGCGACTTCAATAGGCGCTTTTGTTGGAGACTTCCGTTGGGGGCCTGCAGGCGAGATCACAACAATTAGTACAGAAAACGAACTTGCATCTAAGTTCGCCCAGCCAAACGATGATACAGCTGTTGACTTTTTAACAGCGGCTTCATTCTTGGCTTATGGTAATAACCTAAAGACAGTTAGAGTGGTTGATGATACTACAGCAGTTAATGCTGTTGCATCAGGTTCAGCAACACTGATTAAAAACGCTACTGACTACTTTGACAACCATTCTACTGGTTCAGGAACCAATGGAATGTGGGCAGCTAAATATCCTGGAGCTTTAGGCAATTCGCTTAAGGTTTCATTTGCAGATTCCAGTAACTTTGACACCAACTCTGTTGCGTCAGCTACTGTATCAGCAGGTGGTTCCAGTTATACATCAGCCCCAACCGTATCCTTTGCAGCACCAGGTTCAGGTGTAACTGCTACTGGTACAGCTACAATAAGTGGCGGTGCAGTAACAGCAATTACTATAACGAACCCAGGTAATGGATACACATCAGCACCAGCTATTACATTCAGTGGTGGAGGCGGAACTGGAGCAGCAGCTACAGCAGTCTTAGCAACTGATTGGACATACAAAGGAGAGTTTGATAGAGCTCCCCTAACTTCAACAAAAGTTGCAGTACAAGGCGGTTCAAATGATGAACTTCATGTCGTTGTAATTGATGAAGACGGCCTATTTAGTGGTGTTATAGGTACAATTCTAGAAAGATTCCCAAATTGTTCTAAAGCATCCGATGCTAGAGGACTAGAAGGTGGATCTATATTCTATAAAGATGTAGTTAATACACAGAGCCAATATGTTTATTGGACAGACCATCCAGCAAGTGACTCTACATGGGGAACTACTGGAGTAGGTACAACATTCACATCAGGATTTACAGCAGCAGAATCAACTGTTTCTTTAACAGGTGGAGTTGACGACTTAGCAGATTCAGCAGACTATCAAGCAGGCTGGACTCTATTTGCAGACGCAGAAGAGACTGATGTTAACTTACTTATTGCTGGAGCTAGATCTATGGCAGATCAGAAATATGTTCAAGACAATATTTCTAAAGTGAGAAAGGATTGTGTATCATTCCACTCACCTCTTTTAGCATCCGTTGTTAACAACGCAGGATCTGAGCTAACAGCTGTACAAGCAGATAAAGGAGCACTAGCTGCTACATCATATTCAGTGATGGACGGCAACTGGAAATACATGTACGATCGTTATAACGATGTGTACAGATGGATACCTTTAAATGCAGACATTGCAGGACTATGTGCCGCTACTGATCTAAGTAACGATCCGTGGTACTCACCAGCAGGCTTCAACAGAGGACAAGTAAGAAACGCTGTTAAGTTGGCCTGGAGTCCTAATAAGACTAACAGAGACGAACTTTACAAAATTGGTATTAACCCAGTTATAAACAGCCCAGGAAACGGTATTGTACTCTTTGGAGACAAAACTCTATTAGCAGCACCTAGTGCGTTTGATAGAATTAATGTTCGAAGACTATTCATCGTTCTTGAAAAGGCTATTTCAACAGCAGCGAAATTCCAATTGTTTGAATTTAACGACGCATTTACAAGAAACCAGTTTACATCTATTGTAAATCCTTTCTTAAGAAATGTACAAGGTCGTAGAGGTATATTCGATTTCAAAGTAGTTTGTAACGAAAGCAACAACACAGGTCAAGTAATTGACGCAAACGAATTTGTTGCGGATATCTTTATTAAACCAGCAAGAAGCATAAACTTCATTACATTGAACTTTATAGCTACTAGAACAGGTGTTAACTTCGAAGAAATTGGCGGTTAACTTATAAATAACATTAAACAATAGGAATAGGAGACTATAATGGATGTAAATCAATTTAAAACAGCACTGAAACAAGGTGGAGCTCGTCCTAACCAATTTAAGGTAGGACTTCTCTTCCCAGACGGCGGTTCTAATGCCGACGAACAATTATTGGTTACTGGCGCAGCAATTCCAGCTTCTACAGTTAACCCTGTAATAACTCAATACAGAGGTAGGGAAGTTAAATTTGCTGGAGAAAGAATTTTTGATCCATGGACTATTACCATTATTAACGATGCAAAATTCAGCCTTCGAACTAGGTTCGAGGATTGGATGGAGAAGATTAATAATAAACAAGATAACGGGGGAGAAGTAGAATGGGAATCGTATCAAACGGATCTGACTGTCGAACACCTAGATAGGAACGATGCAGTAATCCAAACATACTCACTCATTCAAGCTTTCCCAATCAATATGTCAGAAATAGCATTACAATATGCACAGAACGATATTATTGAAGAGTTTACGGTAACATTCCAGTATCAACATTACACTAACGCAAAAGCCTCATAACTTTAATGCTTAAGGGCATACAAAGAAACGGGATAAAATAATTATGGATTTATTTGGATTTGAGATAAAAAGGAAGAAAGATGCTACAGGCGAAAAGTCGTTTGTAGCGCCTTCCCAAGACGATGCAATAGAAAGCATCCGGGCCGGTGGGTATTATGGCACTTACATGGATTTGGAAGGTGTCGCCCACACGGAGTCTGAACTCGTTAAAAGGTATCGTGATATAGCAGCAATGGCTGATGTAGACACGGCCGTAGAAGATATAATTAACGAGTCTATTGCACAATTGGAGAATGAATCTCCCGTCGAACTTAACTTAGACGATGTAGAATTGTCGTCAGCAGTTAGGAAATCAATCCAAAAAGAATTTGAAGAACTAAAGAACATGATGGACTTTAAGGAAAGAGCCCAGGATTACTTTAGAAGATGGTACATAGATGGCAAATTGTATTTTCATAAAGTCATCGATATGGATCAACCTAAAGACGGGATTAAGGATATTAGATATATTGATCCTAGAAAAATTAGGAAAGTGCGTGAAGTTAAGAAGGAGAAGAATCCTACTGGCGTATTATTTGTTAAATCTGTTGAAGAGTTCTTTATCTATAACGATAAAGGAGTAACAACAAAACCAGGTGCTTATGTAGCTCCTGAAAACCAACAAGGTTTAAAAATAACAAAAGACGCTATAGCATACGCACCAAGTGGTTTGGTAGATCACGATAAGAATATAGCATTGTCGTATCTACATAAGGCTATTAGGCCTGCAAACCAGCTTCGTATGATGGAGAACGCTGTTGTTATATATAGAATAACAAGAGCACCTGAAAGACGAATATTTTATGTAGATGTTGGTAACTTGCCGAAGATGAAGGCAGAACAATATCTAAAAGACATCATGGATAGATATCGTAATAAGTTAGTTTACGATGCTAACACAGGTGAAATTAGAGATGATAAGAAGTTCATGTCTATGTTGGAAGACTTCTGGTTACCTAGAAGGGAAGGCGGAACAGGAACAAGTATTGATACATTGCCAGCAGGCCAAAACCTGGGGCAGATTGAAGATGTAGAATATTTTCAAAGGAAATTGTATCAGTCATTAAACATTCCTGTATCGAGATTAGAACAACAGGCTGGATTAAACTTTGGTAGAGCAGCTGAGATAAACCGAGACGAGATGAAGTTTACAAAATTCATCATCAAGTTAAGAAGAAAGTTCTCAGTTTTATTAAACGATCTTTTAAGAACGCAGCTCTTACTAAAAGGTGTTATAACAGAAGACGATTGGGATTCTATTAAAGATGATATAGAATACGAATTTGCTACTGATGCCTACTATACAGAATCTAAAGAACAAGAGATTTTACGAAGTAGGGTAGAAGTACTAAACGGTCTTGCTGCTTACATAGGAACATTTTTTAGTAAGCGTTACATACAAAAGAATGTATTAATGTTAACTGATGAAGAGATAGATACTATTGAAACTGAACTCCTAGCAGAGCCACAGTATCAAAGACAGTATCAATGGTCGCCACTTAGTGCAGTCCCACAAGACGCACCGAATGGTGGCGGTGATATAAGTAATGAAGTACCAGGAGAGGGTAACCCTGTACCTGGACCAGATAATGGAGCATAAAATGGCAGAAGATAGAACAAAAGAAGTTAATGATTTTGTAAGCGATATACTTGCAGGTAACTCTGCGGAGGCACAAGAAAAATTTAACGACCAGATGGCATCTAGAGCCGGAGAGGCACTAGACGATCTAAAAGCATCACAAGCACAAGATGTTTTTAATAAACATGTTGTAGATCCGAATATGGAACCACAAGGTGTTAGTTTAGAAGACTCACTTGTTGATATAGATACTACAACTGGTAGACCTGTAGGGGAAACGAATGAAGACATTTAAAGATTTCAGAGGCGGGACAATTACCGAGAGTCCTGTTGATGGTGTCGCTAAAGGCTCACTAGAAGGTGAAGGCCATATGTGTGCTAGTAAAATATTCCACAAAGAGTGGAACGAAGGCAAAACTATCATAGGTGAACACGCAGAACCTGTTGATGGGAAGGTTGCATGGTATAAAGTAATGTTTGAACACGGTATAGAAACAGTTGAAGTGGATGACCCTAATGTAGAAGTTCTAGAAGAGAACGCTCATATGAATCACAAATCAAAACAAAAGTATAACTTACCAAAATAAAAGGAATAACAAATGGCAGTCACAGTAAATAATTTAAAACTCACCCAAGTCCAGGGTGTCGTTTCTGTTAGGGGTACTGCAGCAACCGGAACAATTGCTTTAGCAACAACACTAAAGAAATCTACTGAGACTCAAAGCTCCCCAGCAGTAAACATTAAGGGACTACATTGGACTTTGTCTAGCGGTGCTAGTGCAAAGGTTCAACGAAACTCCGTTGTACTATACGAACTACTCGAAAATGGTTCATTAGATATGTACGGATATGTCGATAACTCAGAAAACACATCAGATATAGAAGTAGTTATAGCCGGCGGGAACGGCGGAACTGTTATAGTTGATTGTGCTAAAGTTTCTGGTTACGGTTCACAACAACATCAAGATGCTCCACTAGACACAGATGACGCAGGTGCTGTCTATGACGGCGGATCATTAGGTTAAGGAGAAAAGAATGAGACTTATTAAAGAGTTTAACGAAAGTATCAATTACATTACAGAAGAAAGTAAAGATCCTAAGAAACCTAATGTATTCATTGAAGGAGTATT